TCCTTGACCGACTGCATCTCCTGGCGGATCTGCTTGAACGCCTGAGCCGACGGGTCCTCGTGATCTCCGAAGATCTCGTTGAGCCACTCGTCGTCCTTGCTTGGCGCCTTCTCGGTCTCGGCTTGCGGCTGCTTGGCCTGAGCCAGCGTGAGTTGCTCCAGGTCGCGGATGCGCTGCATCGCTTGCTGAAGGTCGTCCTCGCGCGCGCGGAACTTATCGTTAACCTCTTTAAACCTGCCGTAGGGAATGTGCTCGGGAGTCTTGGGAGCATCCGGCTCCGAGCTATCCGCCTGCGTCTCCACCTCTTCTTTAACGTCTGCGGCGTCTGCAGACGAACCATCCTCCTCTTGATTAGAGTCCGGGGAGTCGTCGGACTGCTGGGGCTCCTCCGCTTGAGTAGAGACCTCGGGCTGCTCTTCGCCAGAGGCTACTGCCTCGAACTTGGCAACCATCTCGTCGTATCTCTCTTCGCTTAGAATCCCCATATCGCACCCTTACGCTTAACGCCCGTCGGCTAATGAGACCCCTCTATGGTGAGAGGGTGTGACTTATTGACGTCTGAACCGTACCAGTCATCCCAGTCATCTGAATAGTTTCTGCCCGTCCTGTGCTCGAACTGCAAGCTCTCGCGTATATTCTCGGGCTTCTCGTTCATGCGGTCTTCACGCACCATCGCAGCCTGGCTGGAGCCGTAAACCGCCAGCGCCGTGGCGATAACCATGTCATCGTGGTGCCCGCTCTGAGCCTCCGGCTTGCCGTTCCTTGAATAGACGAAGTGGTTGGCTTCACACTGGAATCTACGATCGCGACCGTCGAACTGCCCGTCGTAGAGCAACTCGTAGAGCTTGCTCAGCATGAGCGGCCTCGAGGCGCGGTCTGTCCAGAAGCCGTACTTCTTGGTCCAGGTGTTCTCCCCGTCCTTCTGGTCGAGCTTGTGATAGATGTACGGGTAGTTCCGAAGCCTGAGCTCTTCGATGATGGTCAGCCCGTAGCTGTTGGCCTCGGGCACCACCAGCGCCTTCCACTTGTGCGCCTCGGCCAGCACGCGCTTACCAAACGCGCGGGGCATGAGGCGGTCGTAGAACGTCGCTACTGTGCTCACTTTCTTCGGGTCGGTTACGTCGATGACGCAAAATGCCGAGTAGTCCCCCTTCTCCGCGCCAGACGCAGTGTCCACGCCCATCACGTATGTGTGCCACTTTTGTGGTTTGGCGTGTTCGATGTAGCCCGGCTCAGCGTCGCCGCCGGGGAATGCGCAGTGGAAGAAGCGCCCACCGGTAGACACGAAGCTCTGCTCCGCGATGATGGGGTACTCCTGGTGCAGGATGCGCAGCTTGCTGTTGCACTTGAGCCGGTAGGTGTCGACGAACCAGTTGGTCTGCTCGGGCGTTAGCTCGAACTCCTCAACCATCTCTTCGATCTCAGGGGGGATGCTGCGCGGCTCCTTCTTCGACGTGCAGTCCGGGTCCTCTGTCCATGGGTAGAAGACCCGGTGGTACTCCAGGTCGTCGTCGTTCCACATCGAGTACGCGAAGTTCATGCCGTTCGCGGTGGTCTCGAGCACCACCTCCGGGTCGGCACCGAGCGACGTAAAGAGCGCGGCCATCGTGTCGTCAGGGTTCTCGTACCGGCTGAACTCACTACAGTGCAGCGCCACTGGCGTACCACCACGCGCGCCTTCGCTGTTCGCTGTGCCGATGATGATGCGTGAGTCGTGGATGAAGTGCAGCTTGTGGACCGTCTGGTGCTTGAGCGGCACTCGCATGAACTTCGGCAGGTTCTCGTAGAAGCGGTGGTAGATGGGCGCGATGTTCTCGAGCACCGCCTTCTCAGTGTGCGCGATGACCGCGACCTCGAACCCTGGCCGGAAGAGCGCCTTCCAGAAGAACTTGGCAGCGACGAACGTAGAGATGCCCACCTTCCGGCTCTTGAGCACGTAGGTGAACGGCTGGTTGTCCATCACGTCTGCGAAGTCGGCCTGGATGGGGGTCGGCACCAGGGGCACGAGCTTCTTACTCTTGTTGAGTATCTTCAGGTACTTCTGGCAGAAGTAAGCGAAGTCCCACGAGCAGCGCTGGAGCTCTTTGAGCTGCGCTTGCTTCAATGCAGCGACTTGATGCGCTTATTGGCCTCGGTGGCTTCCGACATCAGCGAGCGCCAGCCCTCTCCGTTGAGGTCTTCGCCCTTGGTCTCCGTCAGCAGGCGGAGCTTCTGCTCCAGCATGCGGAGCTTGATCTCTTCCTGGTCGAGCTTGTTGTAGTCGAGCTTGCGGAGCACCTCGATGTCGGGCTCGTGCCGCTCCTTGAGACGGAAGCGCCTGGCGAGAAGCCACTGTGCGCTCTTCACGTTGACCTGCGCATCGGCGATGACGATGGCCTCCAGGTTCACCTGCGCCTTACCCTCGGCCGAGAGAACGCTCTTGAGGATGTCGTGACACCGACCCCTCGAGGCCTTGCCCTCCCTGAGCACCGACAGGAAGTTCCACGGCTTGATGCCGACCGCTTTGGCGGTGGCTGTGCGTGTGTGCCCGACGCTGAGCATGGCGAGGATGGTGTCGAGATGCGGCAGCACGATATTGATGCATCTCTTCAGGGACGGGGTCACGCCATCAGTGGAGGTCTTCGACATTGTTCTTGTATTTCCCCACCGTCCTCTTGATGACCGAGGTCGGTGTGTTCGGGTGGGTCACGAGGTTTAGCGCCTGCAAGAACCTGGTTGTGTCTCTGGCAAGACGCTCCATCTTCTCATTCACTCTACCATGAGTGGCCAGTCCCTTCTCCCAGGTGCGCGACAGGGTGTTGTCTTGGACCATGCCAAGGTAGGCCAACAGCAACGGCTTGACAGCCTTGTCGCGCTTGGTAAGCCGGCGCCTCTTCATCATCAGGAGCGCCTCCTTGGTGTCGCGGATAGCTGTGATCTGCAGCCCCACTGCGCGCTCCACTTCGGTGAGAGACGGGTCCTTGCTGACGCACACCTCGACCGCGCCCATGAGAGAGTCCATGAGCCAGACGAAGGCAGAGCCAGGCGCCGTGTCGTACCGGAGCTCTTTTAGATTTTGCATCTGAGCGACAACTCGATGCTCTGCATCAGGCGGTGGATGCCGTGACGCTGGGTCGACTGCAGAGCAGCCCAGGCGAGGCAGGCGGCGATGACGCGATCAGGGTCACACTTGCGCTTCTCGCAGGCGCGCTCGAGGAAGTAGGCCGCCTGCTTCTGCGACTTCTCCGGGAGCCATGAGAGGTCGATGGAGCTGGTGCTCTTCTCGGGCTCGGCCTTCTTCTCAGCCTTCGGCTTGCTCTTGGGCTTGCTCTTCGTCGCCATCTCTGTCCTCCGTGGTTGGCTCATACGGTAAGACCCAGTCGGCGGGTCCGCAAGATGCCAGCATTTCAAAGAAGGTATCAGCAGCCATGTCGATTCGCCAGTCTGAGCGATCGTCACGCCAGAACACGAGGGCACGGCGACCATCCGTGTCACCCTTGGCCTGCTCGATGGCACGGCGTATGGGGCATCTGGCGCCACGCTTCACCTCAATCCAGAACTGCGTGTCCTCGACGTCCGCCTCGCGCGCGCCCCTGGACTGACTGTCACCGCGTCTGGCCTGGTAGCCGCGATCGGTGAAGAGGTGTGCCACCTCCCTCTCACCGCGCTTGCCCTTCTGCCGGCTGTGCCGACCGCCCACTACGGGGTGAGGTTGCTTGAGATGGTGGCAACGCCAGCGTTCATGTTATCGGGCACGCGCCCGATGCGCTCCCAGATGACGGCGATGGGGATCGCCTGGCCGTTGTTCCGGTTGCGGATGAATATTGCGTGGCCCGCGCAGGTGTACTCGATGTTAGGCGGGAGGGGCATCGATCCAGAAACCGCAGTGATGGTGGCCAGGGTGCCGGCGATTTCAGCACCGTGTGTGGCATGGCCGTTGACGATGCGGAACCGCGTGGTTCCAAGCGGGAAGGTGATGCTGTAGGTAGACGCCGCGCCAGGGGCGCCAGGATCCGCCAGAACGTGCGCGGCTGTATCCCAGTAGATAGGTTGATGCGAACTGCTCATGGGTGCTCCTTGGCATGAGGGCCGAGTTCATCGGAGCATAGGGCAAAGACGTCGGTCGCGCTAGAAGTGGTCATACACCACAGATTCCTGCGCACTCCTGATCCCACGTATCCCACAGCGACTGCTGCCCCTTGTCGAAGTCGACCTCGTTGATAGGTGTGCGCGTGCTGTGTAGGTATGGCTTTGTGTTAAGCCCAGCTATTGAGCCGTGCTCATCACAAGCCGCATGCAGTTGGCGCTCGAACTCGAACACCTTCGCGCGCTCACCTGGCACGGCGAGCACCTTCTTCCACTCAGCAGTGTCGTGGAATGGGCAGTACACGCAAGCGCTCCTCGGTGCGCTCATGCCCAGGGAGTCCAGGTAGTCAAGACACCTCCGCCTGGACCAGCCCATCTTCACCAGCGGGTACTCGAATGTGCGCCACCTGTCCTGCGGTATCTTCATCCTCTGCGCTTCGTCGGAGCTGATGCCGTACCACTGGGCGACGTATGGCTCTCCCTTGTACCCTCGTGGCACCTCAAAGTGAGCCTTGGCGGCGGAGTCTAACGGCTTGATCTTGAAGTCCCTGGTACAGCCCCTGCGCACAGGCATCGTGTCGCCGTCGCGCGTGCTGACGTACATGGGCGGCATGCTGATACCGCGCTCCCCACGCTTCGCCTTGCTGAGAACGTGCTCGCTGAGCACCCCTGCGCTCACCGTCTTGTAGACCATCCCGGCGTCCAGTATGCGCTGACGCATCACCACCACATGGTCATATACGGCCTGAGGCTCGTCACCAGTGTCTGAAAAGAGCCACAGCTCGGGCTGAACGTCGCCCATGGCGCGCACCAGATCTGGATGCCTGTGGATGACCAGCATCGCCAAGGCCGTCGACTGCACACCCCCGCCGAACGACACGTAGTGCTTCATGCCCCCTGCCCCTTGATAGCGCCCGTACCGCTGCACACCGGGCACCGCCTCGACAGCTGCAGCATCTGGTTCATGTCACCACCCAGAGCGCGCCACAGGCTGTCGATGGCCTCGATGCTCTTCTGGATCACAGGCACGTAGTGCCCCTTCTCGAGCCTGCACAGCGATGACAGGCTGAGACCGGTCTTGTCCTCGAGCTCTCGCAGGGTGAACCCACGTTCAGTGCGCAACTGGAGGATGTAACCCCCCAAGGTCAGCGCACCTGAGCGTCTCTCTCTATCCTTCAATGATGGCACTACTACCAACTCCTTCCCACCAGGCCAAAACGTGCTCACCGAGGTGACCGAGCGCCTGTTCGGGGGTATGCACCGAGGTGAAGAC